TCTATTCAATTATTCTAATACGATAGACCCTTATCAAGTCCCCGGGAATACTATGGCCAGCGGTATCATTTACATTAACGGTATTGAACGATTTAGCCAGCGCACAGGTGATTATTTCCGACTTATTCAGCCGTATCAGAAACACACGCGCTCCCCTAATGATTTTTATTATATGTATTCGTTCAGTATAAAGCCGGAAGAACATCAACCTAGCGGATGTAGTAATTTTTCTAAGATTGATACTAAGGAAATCTTTATGAATATGGCACCGGGATTAAGTAGTTGTCAATTACGGGTTTATGGTATGAATTATAATATCTTACGGATTTATTCTGGTATGGGCGGTATTGCGTTTAGTAATTAAACTTTATTAATTTAGTAAAAAAAAAATAGATATGTATTATAAGATTATTTGAATTTGCAATATTGCAAGATTGCTAGATAGAATGTTATATATTAAACAACTTTGTCTTATTATCTATATCATCATTACTATATTGTTTACAGTAGGATATGCTAGCCAACCGATTTTAGAAACATCCCAACTAGCCCAAACACCTACTAATGCAGATGGAACACCGTCTAGCACCATTGGAACTATTAGCACGGTTAGTAGTTCTTTTTATATAGGTAAAGTTTCCAATGTAATATCTAATATTCAGAATACATACTCTAGCAGCAATGATTATTCTAGTGTTAGTAATAATTTGAATGTGTTGTTCCAAACTTTACTATATACTTGTATTGCAATTACTATCCTTCTAGTGGTTGGTATCCTGCTTGGTTATTTTGGTCTTAAGATGATTAGTAAGCTCATCTTCCTATTAGCGCTGATACTTATGATTGGTGTATTTATTGTTATCCAAGTAGTAATTCTTACAGATAGTTTTATTAGTAAAATCAAGTCAAATGGAATTAACGGGAATAGTATTAGTTCTACCAGTACTAGCAATGGAACCGGATATTATCTAATTCTAGCCTCTACTGTACTAATGATTATTACTTATGTAATATATGTCTTTCTAGCATAATCTTTTCTAATGTCTTTTTTCACATTTTATTTTTTCTAATTAAATTTTTTTCTAATTAATTATTAAAATTATCTTTAGTCATTATTTAACTATCAAATATGCCACGTCGTTATTCTAGAAAAACTATAAATAAAAAGAGGTATTCTAAAAAAACCAAGCATCAATTAAAGAAAAGAGTTAGACTACAATCAGGCGGTGCAGCTGCTGCAGCTAATGCAGCCGCAAGTTTATATACTGTAAAAGATGTTGATGAGTTCTTTGGCGAACTTAATAAAATTATAAAAAACATGAGCACACTTCAAGGAGACGAACGCCCATATGGTGATAATTTTACTGGCAGGTTTTTTTATAATAAATTAAGAGTTTCTGTAAATTTACGTCCGAAATGGCTTAAAATGTTTAATGAATGTAAAAATACGCGAGGTCAAACACCATTATATGTAATGCTACGTTTTGGTGCAAATGAAAGTTTAATTTATAATTTGTTTCTTGATTTTCCTAGTAAGATAGATGTAAATAGACAAAACAATGATGGTTCTACCCCATTACTTGGATTGTTTTATGGCCTCGGACAAGATAGCCCAATTAATTTTGAACGAGTTTCATTTATTTGCAACAAATTGCTTAATAACGGCGGTAATTTAAACATTCCAAATTTAAACGGCGAAACAGCATTATATTGGTTATTATACAAAAAATCCAAAGGATTAATTACTTATTCGGATGAGGCAAAATATAATGCCTGGATATCTACATTTTAACAACAATCGTAGAATAATTTTATCCCTTAACCGGTTTATTGCTGTTTTAACAGCAATCGGTTTGGAATGGAATACAGCCCGCAATCACAGATTTCAGGAGCTATCCACATAACCGGGCTTGAAAATCAAGATCAGTTAAAGGATATCACGTTTTATTTTTATCATTCATTTTATATTTATTTTATAATAATCTTAATAATCAAATTCGGAGATGAATACAATTGGAAATAAAATAGAATCTCTTCTAGCATGGTTGCGACCAAGCACAAAAGAAGATGAATACACGATAGACCTTCATAAAACATTTTCCGCTGAGGGGATAGACATTCTATCCATTGTTGTTAAAATGCTAGAACTGGAAGCAGGTTTTCCATCCTCTAGAATACAATCTAAAGAAGGTATTAAATATCATGAATTGGAATTTTTTCAACCTAATCTTTCTAATTCTAATTCCCAAACCGAAGTCAAGCAATCTCAAGAATCTTTATTTGCTAGGTTAGACCGGACATATACTACTTTGGGTTCCACCTTGCTTAAATCTATGATTCTCCAACCTTATCATACACCCGCACAAATACAGAATATAGTAATGAACCGCCAGAATACAGTGCTCCAGCTTATTTCTAATTCTAATCCTAATGCGACCAAGCAAATCCAAAGCCTACTAGACAGTCTTCGAAAAATAGAACAAGAGTTGCTAGTTATGTCTCTAGAGGATACGCCAGAAATGGAAGAAGTTTATAAGATTATTTTCTTTGAGATGGGACCTCTTAAATATCTTAATTATCATTCTCTCTTCCTGAAAATCTTCTATTACTTTATGATTATATTTTCCCCTATGTACGGTATGATTGCTCCATTCGTCTTCATATTTGCACCTTTCCTATTTATGAAATATATTCTTAAAATACCTATACCTCTAGATGCATTTTGGAATATTATGAAAAAAATGCTCTTTGGAGGAACCGGATTTATGACAATTCTAGATAAAATGTTTAATAGCCAAGTCGGCAACGGGATGCAATCTAATTTATTTGGTGCTGGTGTTTCATTAAAAGGAGTAATATTTTGGTTAGTCCGGATGGCAATTTTTCTGCTGAATAGTAATCTAGGTGGATATGCATATGTAGCATTTATTGTGGTTAGTTATGTTTATGGTATTTATAATTCGCTTCAAGTAAGTATTACATTCAATAAAATAATAAATATGTTTCACTCTAGAATGAATGTTTTAGCAAAATGGATACGAGGGTGTATGCAATTATACCAGATGCAAGTTTGTTTCGGTTCAACAGAATTGGCACCAACACTATCACATATAAGAGGATTACTAGGGGATGAATTAGTTCAAATGCTGCTAGGTGATTCGGTATTTATGCAGGAACCTGGATTGATATCGAATAAAGGAGTTATAATAAAGTGTTTTAGATTGTTTCTCGATGCCAAGAAACAAGGCCGGGATATCATCGCACCATTTGCCAGATATGTGGCACATATTGATGTCTTTACGGGACTAGGTACTTGGCTCCGAGAGCAAGATGACCGTTGCCCTGCTAGATTCATTCTAGATGCAAATACCCCCACAATTCAAGGAACTGATTTATGGAATTTAGCTTGTAGGCAACCCATATATAATAATGTATCTCTAGGAGGTATTAATAATACGCCAGATGAGAATTCTTCATCTGCGGAAATCAATATGTTAGAATCCAGACCAGAAACAGTATTTGATAATATTGTAAGTGATGATAATTCTGATTCTAGTAAAGTAGAGAAGACTTCTAAAGAGACGGACGGGCTAGAAGGGCTAGAAGTGCTAGAAGGGCTAGAAGGGCTAGAAGAGACTAAAGATAAAACACAAAAAGAAGAGCAAATTGATGAACTAAAAGATACTAAAGAAGAATTTCAAAATAAAAATGCAGACCAGAATAAGAATGGGGGTGAGGATAAGAATGAAGGTAAGGATAAGGGTGAAGATGAGGATAAGAATGAAGATGAAGATAAGAACGAAGGTAAGGATAAGGGTGATAGTGAGGATGAAAATGAGAGTTCCCAGAAATCCAATAACATACCAAATAAAATGAATAACGTGAATAACGTGAATAAAGTGAATAATATTATAATTACTGGCCCCAATGGTTCTGGAAAATCAACCTATATCAAATCCATAACGGAATGTGTGATTCTAGCACAAACCGTGGGGCTGGTTCCTGCTCGGGAGTTTAAGCTTACGCCTTTTGCGCATATATCTACATATCTTAATATTCCCGATTGCCAAGGTAAGGAAAGTCTTTTCCAGGCGGAAATGAATAGATGTTATCAACAACTAGAGACACTTCGAGCAGCAGAAGATGCAGGGGAATTCAGTTTCAATATTATGGATGAGATTTTCGTAAGTACCAATTATCAAGAAGGTATGAGTGGTGCATACGCCGTAATTAATCAATTGTGTCGGTTTAATAAGTGCTTGAATGTAATCACAACACATTTTGATAAATTAGCTAATCTAGAAGAACTTAAGGTGGGACGTAAATATTTTGATGTGGATATTACTGAAGAGGGGCTTGTGGCTAGAGATTACAAGATCAGAGACGGAGTTAGTCGCAAACATATGGCTCTTAAATTACTACGTAATCGTGGATTTAGTGAAGAATTAGTTAAAGATGCAGAAGCTTTTTATGAAAAAATTTGTAAATAAAAAAGAAGAAAAAATTTATATGAAGATATGAAGAAAATATGAGGATATGAAATAGGTAGGTGAATAAGAATTACTTCATACTATTTCGATAAATGGAATCAATAGTCCAAATATTATCACCGTGTATAAACCGGCGCTCATGATTCTTACCAAATTCTATTTCAGGACAATAAGGTTCCCGATTACGTTCTAGCAAATCTGCGATTTTTTGTACATTTTTCTCGTCTGTGTTATGACCATATTGTTTATAATTCAAATACCAAAGCGTAGTATTCTTTTCTAAACTAGCAGTTATAAGAGTCATACCTTCATTAGAAATATTATTCATAGAAATATCTAAATGCCGAATACTAGTATTATTTTCTATTAATTCACAAATATAAGCCACACCTGCATCACCTATATTATTAGTAGTTGCACCCATATCTGCTGTTGCCTTATAAAGCCCTAAATGTAAAACTTCCAGTGTAGAATGATTACGAAAGCAGCGCGTAATATGCGCCATACCATCTTCACTAATAAAATTGGAACCTAGCTCCAATACACGAATTGGATAATTCACTAGAGATTCACATAGAACTTTACAACCTTCGTCAGTCAGTTTATTCATATCTAGCCAGAGCGATTTTATACCTGGACGACACTGATTTACTTTGAACTGAAAATAATCAGCTAAATAATTTATAGACGATTGCTTAAGAGCATTGGCACCCAGGTATAAATTCTCTAGAACTTCATTTACTTTCAGTCCTTCGCATAATTCCTTAATACCATTATCGGTTATATGACGTTCAAAATTATTAGTTTCATCGCTATAAGCCTGCTCTTTTAACCCAATAGCAGTATTATGTAAATCAAGGACTTTTAGATTTAGAGATTCGTTAGATTCTAGCAATTTGCGTATATGACGCATACCCTCTGCATATAGTGGATTACGTTTTAACCATAATCCGGAAACATCATTATCACCTGCCGCTAGAAATCCGGCAATTATATGTTCTAACGCCTTTGAGGAAAATTCACTCCCTGCTAGATACCATGTCT